GATTCTTGATAGGAGGCCCTAACAATGTCTGAATTCCGTATGGATGACGCGGGTCTGTTCCTTGAGCGTCAGCTTGAGTACATCCGCCCCCAAGTGTTTGAAGTGCAGTATGCGGATATTAAGTATCCGACCATTCTGCCTGTCACTAGTGAAGCTGGCCCTGGCGCTCAGACCTTCACCTATCGCATCATGGACTCCACTGGTGAGTTCAAGCTGATCGCTGATGCTGCTGACGATCTGCCCCGTGCTGACATCAGCCAAGTTGAGAAGAGCATCAACATCCGCTCCTTCGGTGGTTCCTTCGGTTACACCGTGCAGGAACTGCGTGCCGCTCAGATGGCCAATATCGCCCTGGAGCAGCGTCGTGCTGCTGCTGTGCGTCGCGCCTATGAGGAGAAAGTGGAAGAAGTGGCTCTGTTCGGCGAGAGCACTGTTGGTCTGTCTGGTTTCTTCAACAACTCCACTGTGGATGTTGTTGCTGCTGATAAATGGTTCACCGATAGCGGCACCACTGCTCAGGAAATGCTTGAGCTGCTGAACTATGGCGTGAGCGCCATTATCAACGCCTCCAAGATGAAGGAGCAGCCCGACACCATCCTCATGGCTTATGAGGACTACAACAAGGTGAGCACCACTCGCAACTCCGACAGCTCGGACGTGACTGTGCTGGAATACTTCCTGCGCACCAATCCCTACATCCGTAACGTTGAGCCCATCAACCAACTGGATGCTGGTAACAGCGTGCTGAATACCAACCGCATGGTTGTGTACAAGCGTGATCCCGAGAAGGTGCAACTGCACATTCCTCAGCCCCTGGAACTCTTCCCGCCCCAACAGCGTGGTCTTGAGTTCATTGTTCCCGCTCATGCTCGCGTGGGTGGCGTGGCTCTGTACTATCCCAAGAGCGTTATCTACGTTCAAGCTTCGGCCTGAGGATAGTTAGTCAAGCGAGGGACGTTAAGCTATGGACAATTGTTTCTTTTGAACAATGCTCATTGCTTATCGTCCCGAACTTGAGAACCCGCCCCGTGAAGGCGGGTTTGGCATTATTACGCAAACTGGCATGATTCAACTCACGCCTGGTCTTAATCAAGATATTCCAGAGCATCAATGGAAGGTGGCTCGTGAGAATAGGGCGGTTAAACGCCTTATGAACATTGGAGCCATCGAGGAAGTGCGTGAGCAAATCATGGTGGAAGATATTCCACAAGATGTGCAAACGCTTTCTCAAATGCCAATGGTGGAAGCCATCCGCATGATCGAACTCATTCATGATCCCGATCAGTTGAATGGATGGAAGAAGATTGAAGGCCGTGTAAGGGTGCGTAATGCCATTAATAAGCGCATTGAAAACATTCGTATTGGGAAAGCCTGATTATGGCCGTCACTTATGCGAGTTTTCTTGAGCGGTTTCCTGAATTTACTCCCCATCCATCGGGGATTGTAAATGGTGCCATCTCTGAAGCCACTTACGATGCTTCTGCAGATGTATTTGGGGAACAAACTGATAGGGCCGTGAAATTCCTCGCTGCTCATATTATTGCCATTCAGCTTGCGCAGATGGGCATTCAAATTGGTGCTACTGACGGCAAGGTGTATGGCGAGGGGCTAGATGCCACTCAATACGGTCAAGAGTTCAAGCGCATGCTGAATCTTCTTCCTTCTTCTTCTGTTGGTTTCGTTGTATGAGCAATTTCCTGGAGCCACTTGCCAATTCCGCGCTGGTATGGCCAGTGGCTTCGGCCTATGCGCTTGATAGCGAAACTGGAAATTACGTGGCTGTCGCAACGGGCATTACTTACTATGCATCGTTAAGACAAAAACGCAATCCTCAGTACGATTATTTGCTTGGTGCAGACCAGACTGCCGTCTATATGGAAGGTCGTCTTACTTTTCCGCTTACGCTATCTGGCGTGACGCCTGGAGATTCTGCTCAAGCAATTATCAATGGGAGAGAAGGGCGCTTTGAACTATTGCCAAACGAGGAGATTGCTATTCATTATTGGCAGTTCCTCGGCACACCAATTAGGGGAATTTTTAGACTAATTGGCAAAGGAAGCGTTGACAATGCTTAATCGAGCATGGCGCCGCTTAATCATTCTTTCCTTCCATTGAGGATCTTCTCATGCTTTACCATCCCACTGAGCTGGTGAAGAGCCAAGACGTGATTGTGCGCGTTGGCTCGATCAGCGGCACTGCACGTCCTGTGATCACCCAGAGCGGCGCTACTTTCACTGTGAGCGGCGCTCCCACCCTTTATACCCTTCAAGCTGCTACCACCGCTTCTGTTGCCTTTAACGATGGCAACCAAGAATTCTATCTGCTGGGCGGCGGCGGCTTTGCTGATAGCGTGATTGTTACTAGCCAAGCCACTGCTTCCATCACTTCCTACTTCCAAAAGGACGTTGATGGCACCACTTTCCTTCCGAATAGCTTTGACGAAGCCTTCCAAGTGATCAGCTCTGCTCGTTACGACAAGAATGCTGAAGTGTACGTGGAAGTCAACAAGCAACTTGGCGCTTCTGGTACCACTTACTACTATGATCGCGTGGCTTATGTGGGTCGTGTGATGAACTATAACGAGAGCTATCCTGCCGATAACCTCGTGGAATGCACCTTCGATCTGATTAGCCGTGGTCGCATTGGCATTCACCAGAATGCTGAGAACACTGGCTCGCTCATCCCTTCGGCTCCCAATAGCTAATTCATCTTTCCATAGTTCTTTGCTAGCCTCTCCTTACGGAGAGGCTTTTTATTGTGAACATTACACAGCTTCGGGAAGTTGTTACTGAACTGCTATCTGCATCGCCCAATTTAATTGGCACTTATACGCTGCCAAACAATTCAACTATTCCTGCCGTGTATGTAGTAGGAAGGCAAAGCGTGCCCAATGAATGGAAGGTGAAAGGGCTCGAAGTGACAATGCGAGAGTTTCCTCAGTTGAATCCCCGCTCTCCATTGGGAGGTGCTGTGAAGGTGAACCAGATATGGGAAGTAGTGCTCACGCAGTTCACGCCTAATAGCGGCACGCTTGCCAGTGCAATGGACAGGATGGTTAGACGTTTTCCTGATGCCACGCCACGATATTTTCCCGGAGACGATATTGCCTATGAGCGCTGTCGCTTCATGGTGCCCGATATGATTCTGCGCAATCTGATAGCACCATGAGCGGAATTATTGTCGGTGGTTCATTTAGCAATCCCAGTAATCTGGCGGCAAAACTTGCTAAAGCTTTTGAAGAATGGACAAGAGAAGATATTCAGAAAGATTATTGGGACGAGCAATTTAGAGACATGGGCCGATGGGAATATGGAAGGGAAACGCGCAGAAAAAATGGCGATTTAATTGGCGAAGGTCGTCGCGATATTTACGACCTTGGTGCTCTGTACGAAAGCGGGCTAGAGAGTTTCAATGTGAGCCTAGGCAGTTCTGCGATTGTCGCATCGTGGACATGGGACGCAACCAACCCCAAGAATGGCTATCACTATGCAGTGGATGTGCATGAAGGACTGGGAACAAGCGCTGGTTATCCTCGACAATGGACAGACGAGCTTGCTTCGCCTGCATTGTTTGAAGGAAGCGATGTACAGTTAGCATTGAAACGCCGAATTAAATTTGCGTTTAGTGCATGAATATTGACTATCTATGGAGCGAAGACCGCTCTGTTCATGCCATTAATAATCAACTTGACGGAGCGTCCATGGAGGTGGGCATCCTCTGTCTTATTTCTTGTCGAGACGAGACCATTAGAATAAGCAACGAAAATCATTCATTGCTTGTTGAAGTGCCTAAAGAATTTCGCTCTAGTAGCGAAAGGGTGAAGGTGTTCAACGCATTGTTAAACGTTCTTGATCATGAGCAAATACAGCTTCCTTCTGCAGACTAAAGCCGAAGATTATTTTGAGCTTCTTCCTGAAATTCGCATGAAGAAATATGGTGGCTGGCTTGTTGCTGAAGCAATTGAACAGGAAGAAATTAGTAAGCTGCAAAGCCAGGCTACTATTAGGGCTGTGCAACTGGCTAAGCGCATTGCCACTGCAAAGGACATTCCTCTTGACGAAGCTTTTGGCTTGCTTCAAGGCGGCGGAGGCTCCATTACTGAAGCCGAGCTTCTTTCGGAGTACACCGAGGAAACGCTGAGCATGATCACCAGTGGCTCTTCAGTGGAGAGCACCAACGCCCGCATGGTTACTGCCTTTATTCGCTCTCGCGGTCAAGGTTTGATTGATGGCGAATGGCAAGACCTCGCTGACTGGGAATTGGACGATACTAAAAATCTTCCTCGCAAAGCCATTGCAAAAGTGGTTGAGTTTATTGCTGAAGAGCAAAACGCCGAGACGCAGGAGGCAATGGCAGCAAAAAAAGCGACGAAGAGGAATGGTCCTCAGTAGCAGAAATGCTGGAAGCGCGAGCGCGTAACCAGCTTAAAAATTTAACTGATTGGAACGAAATCTATTTTCGGCTTTCGGCATCAGATTTTAATGACAGGCGATGGCATGCAGATCAATTTGGCTTGCAGCCATTGTCTGATATTAAGCGTGCATTGAAATATCTTGATAAGCATGACGTGGCAAAATACAATGTGCAGAGCGTTGCCATCGCCAAGCTTGGCACGATGGCGGCTGGCATGATGGCGGGACGGAAGTCCAAGGTGAAGCCAGAAGATTTCTTGCCATTTGATACCAAAGCGATCAAAAAAGATACGGGCGTTACAGATGAAAGCTTGATCATCTTCCAGCGCCTAATGAAGACGAGGCGAATGGATGGAAGAGTAATTGCGTTGTTGGCTGATGATTTAAAGGCTTTTGCTGGGCGTAATCAGGATCAATGATTATAGAATGTAGACAATAACGAGCAGTTGAAGATGGCAGGTCAGAATGCTGATATGACCCTTAAGGTGGGTCTTGACCTTAGCTTCTTTAGGCAGCAATTAGCAGGACTTGGAAGTGCTGCTGGCGGCTACTTGCTCCCAATCAATTTAAAGTTTGATCGCACAAGCCTTACTGAAGAATTGACGCGATTAAGCAATAGCCTTAGCCGCAAAAAGTATGATGTTGAAGTAAAAAGCATAAGCCTTCAAATATTATTAGATAAAGTAGAGGAATTCAAGAAAAACCTTGCCGCGCTTAAAGAAGAAGATATCTCTCTCAACGTAAAAGTTGAATCCAGTATTTCTGGAGTAAAAGCCGCCGAGGCAAGGCGCGATATCATTTCAAAAATTACAGGACCAAAAGGCGCAATTTTTGTGCCAATCGAAGTTAAGCCTCCTCTTGTTAAGAACATTAATGCAATCAGGAAGAGCATTAAAGATAGTCTTTCTGGAATTGTTATTGAAGTTGAAGCAAAACTTAAGGGAGGGGTGGCTGGCGCGAAAGTTGCGACAACAACTGGAAAATCTCCGGCTTTTGAAACTGCGCGTGGAGAATTAGCGCGGTTAAGTACCGAGCAATTGCGTTCCAGAGCCATGAAGAGCCTTGGAGCAGAAAGTCGTAGTGCCCAGCAGGTTAGTAACTGGCTAGACCAGATTGTCCAGCAAGGTTTAAAAGGCGCAGATAAAACAAAGCAACTGAATGCCGTACGAGACTTCTTGGCAGATGCCATCGTCAAAGCCGCCGGTTCAAATATTGAAGCCCGGCTGCAGCCTATCAGGGGACAAAGGCAAACAAGCGCTGCGCGTTCCATGCCAAATCTCAATGAGATGTTGGATCGCATAGCAAATCTTACAGAAAATCCTCGCGCTGCGCAACGCATGTTACGCATGCTGCCGGAAAGTCGAATTAGCACTGATTTAGTTGGCGCTGCAAATCGTCAGGCAGCATTTCAACAGCAATTTCCGCAAGGTTTTACGCTTCCTGGCTTTAATGCGCCAAGGGCTTTTGATCCATTGCTAAAGGCAATTGCCAAAGATTTTAGCGATTATGCGCGAACTGTTAATATTTCTGATCCATGGGTGGGGCAGATTGGTAATGGCATCGCAAATGTCGTCGCCAAAGCAGCATCAAGCCCTCAAGCGACACGCCTTCTTCCATCGATTGGTGGCACAGCTAGCCCATTGAACACTCTGGAAGCTCGCTTGGCATCTAGCCGTGGAATGCTTGGTACTGGAGGCGGTGTTACTGGCTCCTTATTTACTGGTCGAGGCTTGGTGAATCCTGGCGTTTCCATGCTGGAACCAGTTGGCATTAGCGGAAACTATCGCCAAATGGCTGCTGCATTGGCAAATCAAGCAGCCAATCCTGCGTTAGCTCATAGGCAAATAGCTGATATTGGCTTTGGAGCCGTTCCGGCTTCTGCCACTGGCCTTTCTGGGCAAGCATTGAACACAGCCCTTAATCAGGCGTTTTTGCAACGCAGAGGCTTGGGAACTGGTGGCGCTCAGTCAATGCCCATTTTTGGCACTGGTGGTGTTGCAGTGCAGCAAAATATTCCAGGAATGGCTTATCCAATGGGAGGAGGTGGCCTTGGTGGATCCATGGGACAATTCCCGATAGCTGGCATGATGGGGCCATCCACTCCATTGTCAATTAATGCTCGCACGAGCATGTTTGGTGGAGGCGGCGGCATGCAGCCTCCTGGTGGTGGCGGATTTGGCGGTTTTGGTGGCGCTGGTGGATTTGGTGGATTTGGTCGTGCCATGGGAGGGATTAACCTTCCCGGTGCTGGCACCATCCGAGAGCTTGGTGATGAATTTGGTTTCGCCACTAAGCAAGTGTTGCTATTTGGTCAAGCATATAAATTATTGGGATTTATTCAAAGCTTCCCAGGGCAAGTTGCAACTGCTGTAAGTGCATTACAAAGCTTCAGAAATACGCTGGGTGCAATTTCGCCTACGGCGAAAGAAGCGCAACTTTCTAATGAGCTGATTCTTGCTTTAGTTGAAAAATACAATATCCCCCTCGAATCTGCTCGTCAAGGTTTCACAAAGCTTTACGCCTCTATGCAGCCTGCGGGCTTTAGTGGAGCTGAAATCAGCAAACTTTTCACTGGAATTAGCAAGGCATCTGCAACTCTTGGATTGAGTTCAGATAAGGTTGATCGAGTGACTTACGCTTTCTCGCAAATGGCTAGCAAAGGTCAGTTGATGAGCGAAGAAGTGAGCGGGCAGTTAGGAGATGTTATTCCTGGTGCATTGTCGATTATGGCCGAAGCTGCTGGAATGGATATTGGCAAATTTAAAAAAGCAATGGAGGATGGGGAATTTGTTGGCACTCGCTTTACTGAAGTGATGAATAAAGTGCCGGAAGTACTGGAAAAGCGTTTTGGAAAAGGAGCAGAAGGGGCAGCAAAAACTTTCCAGGGCGCAATGAATAATATGCAAACTTCTGTGACATTGTTTTACGAGAGCTTTGAACCTGCGGCAGTGGCATTCTTAAATATGTTTGTCACACCCATTTCTCGGCAGCTAAAGGATTTAGCCGATGGATTTACCGCGTTCTTTAGCAAAACGAATGCACAGACAATCGGTGGGCAAGGTATTGCTGACGAACTCAATAAACTTCGCCCTGCATTTGAGGGGATAATTGCAAACATGCAAGCATTTGTTCCTACTCTTAAAACGATTGGAGATGTTGCGCTAGGCGTTGCGAAGGCTTTTACAGTGATTGCGGGCAATCCTATAACCGGTATGCTCGCGAAAGTGTATGTGCAAATATTGCTGCTAACAACAGCCTTCAAGATTCTTACTGCCAACGCCATCGCTCAAACCATCAGAAGTCTGATTGGCATGGTTACTCAGATTGGTTTAACCAATAATGCCATGGTGCTTTTACAGAAAAATACAATGAGCGCCCAAATGCAAATGGCTCTTTTGACAGCAAAAACTGGCAATATGGCGGGAGCCTTTAAATCTGGATCTCTTGCTGTAACGGGACTGGGCGCAGCAATTAAGAGTGCGCTGCTTGGTGGCGTTATTACTGCAGCAATTTTGATCATTGATCAGCTAATTAATCGGATTCAACGACTAAGAGCGGAAGCGGAAGCGGTTGGAGCAAAAGGAAAGGGAGCAAGAGCGGAAGTGAAGGCTGCATATGCAGGTGGAGTGGAGTCGGGTCGCAGTGCTGCTGCTAGCAAGGAAGCAGAAGCTCGTTCCGCTGCCAAGCTTTCTGGAATCTATAGAAAACTTGCGTCTGCGACTGCCGGAGGAGGAATCTTAACTGCTGAAGAAATTCAATTTGCTCGTGAGATGGGCGCTGATCTGCCTCAGTTCACTGGAAAAGCAAATCAGCGAGGATTGTACGGCATTACAAAACATAATGTCCCCGGCCCCATGGCAAAAGGTGAATATGAGCGACTGTCATTGCAACAAGCGCAAACTGCTCAATCAATTCGCGATGGCATTGCTCAGGGCTCACGGGAAGGTGAAGAATATGCAGCAGCACAAGCAGCACGCACTGCAAAAGAGCAACGCAAATTAGAAGAAGACCTGAGCAAAGATAAAGCGAAAAACTCAGAAAAACTTGCTAATCAGGCCCAGCAACTTGCTATTGATGCCGCTAACAGGCAAAATGCATTGGATAAAGCTCGCCTACAAGGTCTTATGACATTAGATGATTTAGGTTTTCAGCATCAAATTAATCTCATCGATGCTCGCAATGAATATGAACTTGCGGGACTTAATTCCATTCAGGCTCGTCAGGAAAAATTCCAGCAAGATTTGCAAAAGCTTGAACTTAATCGCATTGACATCGTGCGAAAAGCCGAACAAAATGCCACAAAAGCTATTGCTGAATACAGGGCTGCGCAAAACGCTGTTGCCGCTTCTGAAAGTGGAACAAGACCCACCGCCGGTGGCAAACTGCCTGGTGGAATGACTCAGTACATCACCGGCGATCCGTCTAGCCCTTATTACAAGGCCGATCATGGTGGATCAAATTACCACGAACACTTGGCGTTTGCGTCTAGAGCATTAGCAGAAGCCGCTTACCAGCAACTTACGAAAGCAGGAGTGCAAGTAACGGAATTCAAGGGGCGCAGTCCAGTTGGTCGCCATACGCCTGGATCTGCTCATTATTCCGGGCTTGCATTTGACGTACCAGGCGCACAAGTGCCCGTTGGACAAGAAAGGCAACTTACAGCCAAGGTTCAATCCATTCTTGGTATTGGAGGGGGAGGATACACTCAGCAACGTCGTACGGAAAAGGCTAGCGGAAAGCTGGAAGTAGAGCAAACACAAATGTATATGGAAGCAGAAAAAGCTACTCGCGAAGCCGTAATGGCGACCACTGAAGCACTTGAGAAAAGAAAGGCTTTGATCGCTGGCAATATTGACGCAATCTTTCCTGTGGCCCAACAGCGCTTGGAGAATGACTTACTGAAAGTCAGAAACGATTTACAGCTTAAGGGAATGCCAGAAGAATATATCAAATATCAAGAAGACTTAGCAAAGGCTAATTACGAGATGGGAGAAAGAATCAAGGGCAATACAGAGGAAACTGCTAAATACGAGAAGGAAGTTGCTGTATTGCAAGAGAGGCAGCAAAAAGGAACTAAGCTTACGGAAACTGAAAAGCAAGCTCTTGATTTTTACACGCAAGCCATCGCTCAGAATAAAGATGAGCTTAGCAAGTTGACGGAACAGCAAAAACAATATCAAATTGCTGCTCTTGAAAGTGCTATTGCGACAATGAAGAATGCTGATGCTCTCAAGGCATTGCAAGAAACATCAGAGCGCATTAATCAATCCGTGGAAGGCGTAACTGGTACTTATAAAGACATGTTTAAAGAAATTGCTAAAGGCGGCGATTCAGTTGAGGCACTTAAAAAAGCTCAAGAAGCTTTAGCTGATCAAGCCTTGACGATGTTCTTTGACTTTGCAATGCAGCCAGTTGAAAAATTCTTCAAAGATCAACTGGGAGCAATTTTTGGAGTACCTAACGAGGAGCAGCAAAGACAAAAAACTATTTCCGCAATGGAAGCGCAATTAAAGGAACTACAAGCACAGAAACAAATACAAACAGACATTAAAAACAATACTGACAGAATGGTTGGTGCCGCTCCCGGTGGTCAACAGGCTCAAGCGCTTCCCGGAGCAATGCCTTCCGCGATTGTTCAAGGCATTGACGTGCCAATTGATCAAATGCCTGCAGGAATGCAATTTGAAGAATCAATCGGTGCTGCCACTGAAAATCTAGATACCGCCACACAAGGCGTTGCTGAAACTGTCAACAAAACAGCGGAAGAAACCACAAAAGCCAATATCAATTGGCAAAAAGCACTGGGCGCAACTGTTCAAGGTATTGGCATTGCCGCTAGTTCAATCATGGGTATTGCTGCTGGCATTAACCAAACGAAAGAAGGTGGTTTTGCCAACACTCTTGGCGGCATTGGCATGATTATGAGCAGTGTTGGCGGCCTCTTGGGTGGGTTTAGTAATATCGCTGGCATGTTTGGCGGTGGGGGAGGCGGGGCATCTGCCATTGTTCAAGGCGTGGATATTCCAGCTTCGGCATTGCCTCCTGGTATGGCGTTTGCCAATGGTGGCATTGCCCGTGGTGGTTTTATTCCCTTCCGTGCATTCGCCAATGGTGGAGCTGTCTCTGGCCCCACTCTTGGCCTTGTAGGCGAAGGGCGTTACAACGAAGCCATTGTTCCCCTTCCCGATGGAAGAAGCATTCCCGTGCAAATGCGTGGTCAGTCTTCTCGTGACTTACTTTCAGACAATGCTCGTCAACAATCCTCTTCTCCCGTGCTTTCCATGAGCTTCCAAACCACTAAATTTGGCGACAGGGAATACGTGGATGTGGCACAGCTTCAAGCAGCAATGGCAGAAACTCGTAAAATGGCCGCTCGTGACGGTGCCAATCGTGGGGCTTCGCTAGCCTTAGACAAGCTTCAGAATTCTCCTTCTGCTCGTCGTAAAGTGGGCATGCGTTAATCATGGCAGACTTTCCTTCTAACGTTTCTCCCGCTCGTAAAGTGGATGATATCAAGGCGAATGATGCCATTCGCCCCACGTCTCGTCGTTTTACGATGGGCATCTATCCAGTAAAGTCTTATACAAGCTTGTCTGGTAAAACTGTTCGCAGAAGCTTTGGCAATAAAGCTTCGGGCTATACGCTTGAACTAACGTTTGAGAACGTAGACGAAGGAGTGCTTAATACTATTTTTGATCACTACCATGGTCAATATGGCTCCACTGAAGGATTTCGCATTCCAAGGGAATTGTTTTCTGGCTACAAAAAAGATGCAACGTTCGATAACTTTCGCACTATTCCCAATGTGAGATGGTTTTACGCTGATTCTCCGCAAATAGAAAGCACAGTGTTAGCACTTAGCACTATTTCCATTACTTTCATTGGAGATTTGGTATGACGACCATTCGTGCTGCTCAATTTTTTGAGCTAATTATGTACGACAGCAATGGAAACAAGACTAGTACAAATTACTATCAAAACTATTTTATTGGTGAAACAAAGCAGGTTCCAGGAAGTAATGTAAGGTATACTTTTGCTCCATTTCGCATTGAAGGAACTGTAGCCAATCTTGGAGGAGATAATGCAATGATGCAGCTTTTGCTACCAAATGATGCATTTGCTATGCGTATTGTGGAACAAGGTAATGGAAACAGGCTCAGTCGTCTCACTTTGACTACTTACTGGCTTAATGCCGTGAATGCATTTACAGGAGCGTCCTATACGGAACAGTATATTGGCATTGGCTCCGCTTTTTCCGACACTACCATTGAAATGCGATTTAGAAGCTCAATGGACAGTGTGGGAGGACAATTTCCCCGCGCCACTTTTTCTCGTAGTTTAGTTGGACCATTGCCGACAAGTGCAGAAATTTCACTGCGATGAGCTTTGTTTGTTTTAATGATTTAATTGGTCTTCCGTATCAATGGAGGAAAAAGCCTTGTGAGGGAGCCACTGATTGTTTGCAGCTAATGAGCGAAGCAAGAAGAAGGCTTGGCCTTTATGATTATTCGCGAGATTTTGAATGGATATATGAGAAATGGGAAGAAGAGAAATTTCCTGGTGCATTGATTGCAAGATGGATGAAAGAAAATGCAGATCAGTGCGATGCTCGCATTGGGGCGATGGGTTATTTATGTGGCAACACTGGAGGACTAGCTTTGGGCACAGTCGTTGATGATGATAGTTTTCTTTTCATTTCAGCGGGGGAGAAAGTTGTAAGGGCGAAGTTGTATAATTTGCCTAGAATACGTCTTTATTGGGGCAAGAAGGATGGCGGGGAATAGTTCTAATGATCGCCCGTTGCTTCCTTATGAACATGGTTTAATTGAAGCTCTTGGCGTAACGAAGCAAGAATATCTTGATTTTGTTTGTGCGAAGCAAGAATATATTGATGCGAAACAAGGCACTGTTTTTGACATTAGGAATGAGCCTGCTGGCACCATTGCTTTAGTCCTTACAATTATCGGCACCATCTTGCAAGTGGCAGCAGCATTGCTCGCTCCACAGCCAGAACAGCCAAGAGGGCAAGGGCGCAACACTAGAGAACAGCGTGCAGTGCCGCGCTTTGGCTTCAATGGTGTCCAGGAAGTATCTCGCTATGGAGAGCCAGTAGGGCTTGTCTATACCAACACGGATCAAAACCGTAATGGTGGCGTCAGGCTTTCTACGTTGCTTCTGTGGAGCGCCGTATTGAGCTATGGCGGCTCACAGTTCATGCAGCTCATGCTTTCCATCGGAGCATCCACCGTTGAAGAGATCAAGCCTGAGCGCACTGCAGTGGGCCAGCTTCCTTTCGATCAAGTGGTGAGAAGTAAGGCATGGCTGTATTTTAGTGATAATGGCGCCACCACTTATCAGGATTTCACTCCCATTGGAGACATTTCTGTCAATGCCTTCAAAGAAGATCCTACGTGGTATGGCAACTCTGCAAATGTTACAACTGCTGCTTTGTCCCATGCCCAGTCCAACAAGAAAGGCTTTAGTCAATCTTACGCTCCCACTACTAGCAATACTTGCAGCATCACTGGCATTGTTCCCATTCGCCCAAAAGCAATTGAACTAAAAGGCAATGGAGGACGAGATCCCAGTGATTTTGTTCCCATTTCAATTAGTGGCACCCAAGGATACTGGGAGGGGACAAATAATCGACCAAACTTTCCAAAGGATGGAGAAATTGTTGTCACTATTGCTAGTACCACTAGTAACAGTTTGAAAGGAGCAGATGGTCGCGAAGCCATTGAAAGCATCTTGAGGAATGCAGCGGCAGTATTTGACGATGGGTCTTTGTATAAACTTGGCGGGGCTATTTTTAGGGCAAAGAAAGTAGCCTACACAGACGATAGGCGCGGAGAAATTGAATTTAGTTCTCTCAAGGCCACATTAGTTTGTGAAACGTCGGGGCCGATGCCAAGCATTGGTTACAACGAGGCGTGGAATGGCAAGGACGAAGGGCAAGACAGGGTGAAGTATCAGGAGCAGATTTCAGAGAAAGAGCAGACTATTGTCCTTCTAAATCAGCAAATAGCAGACATTGAGGAAGATCTAGAAGCAAGCTTTTTTTATGATCAGAAGCAAAAGAAGCAATTAAGAGAAAAGCGTAATTCGCTGAGCAAGAAGACGGTGACTCTCCAAAAGGAGATAGACGCATTGGAGCAATTAATAGAGAATAGTCCCATCTTGTACAGTAGTGTCCTAGAACGCAATGGCACAAAATGCTTAGCTCGCATTGATCAGGCCGCTTATTCTTCAGTGACAAAATGCGAAGCAATTGAGCTTTCGCTAAAGCTTCAGCTCTTCAGGCAGGTCAATGGTCGTCAAAGGAAATATGGCACTGACGAAGACGACTATGGTTACAAGAATGGAGAGAATGGTCAACAACCTCGCACTGCAATGTTCACTTGTGAATATGCACTAGATAATGATCAATACAAGACCATTCCTTATGTGTTTTGCATTAGAGGATCTGTTCAGCAAGATATCTTCACTTATTTCCGCTTTATTAAACAAGGGGGCGGTACGGCTGAATGGAAAATTCGCTTGACTCCCGTAACTGATCCAGAAGCGGAAGCTGGTCGAAGGGGAATTAATTTTGTTGGTTATGCCTACGTCAATGCCAACAGTAGAAAGCGTCAACTAAACAGCAGTAATGCTCCTGGTGTAAATGATATTGTCGTTGAATTTAATGGCTTTATCACCACTCCATTTAGTGCATGGCCTCCATTGAATAAAGGGCCTAAGGAGTCGATGGAATGGGAATTATTTAATTACGACGTGCGCACGCAGACCAGGTATTCTTATGAGCAAGCGCCAGAACTTACAATTGCTGCAGTTAATGAGCAATTGAAAGACAATTGGAGCGATTACAACGCCTCACTGTATCGAGGCTTATCTACGCTGGCAGTACATGCTTTTGCAGGACGTGGATTTCAAGATTTGCGGGACGTGACAGTATGGGTGGAAAAAGGTAAGAAGGTAAGGGCGCTTTCTAGCAATGCCAATAGTTATGTTTCTGCTGCTCAAGTGGATGCTTTTGTTGCATCGCCAAAGGCTAGATCATCTAGCTATGCACCAGAAATCTTCATTGATACTGTTTTAGATAAAGACAATGGCATCGGCCAATATGCTCGCATTGAATCCATCAACATGCCACGCCTTGCAGAAGCCCAAGCTTTTTGTCAGCGCAATAAGCTCTTCATGGACGGAGCAATTATTGACCCTCAATCATGGCGTGAATTCTGGGCGCAAGCTTCTGCGTTTAGCTTGTTAGAGCTTGCCACGATTGGAGGACAAACTACTCTTGTGCCTTCTGTACCAGCCGATGGAAATGGAAGAATTTTATCAGACAGACCACTTCCTATTTCCACATTGTTCAACCAAGGCAATATTCTTGAAGGATCTTATAAGGAAGAATTTGTGGATTACGGAGCATCCACGCAAGATGTGATTGTCACGGCTATTTACAGGGATTCGGAAAGCGATGAATATTTTCCTCGCAATGAAAGCGTTACATTGAGGCTCAAGAGCGCGAACGAAGCATTGTGCATTCGTGAAACTCTCGATTTATCTCAATTTGTTACCACGCGAAACCAGGCAGTATACGTGGCAAGGCTTATGTGTCTCATGCGTAATTTATCAAGAAAAGCGTATGAACTT